CTGGTATCGCTCCGAAGTACAGTCTTCTGGAGGTACTCGAAGAGGTGTGCAAGCTGTTCGGCTATACCTGTCGCATGCACGGCACGGCGGTGTACTTCACCATGCCTGTGACGAAGACGGGACACACAGAGGTAGGCTTCACACATTATACCACGCTAACGAATACGACGGGAAGAACATACTCGGCTCGCGGTACATTCAGCGTGACCGATGCCATGTTCTGTGACACCGAGGACAACGAACAGGTGGTGCCTGGTATCGGTCGCGCTATTGTAAAGTCCGACATCAATAAGGTCGATAACATGATAGAACTTCCTTACGACGAGTTGTACGACCAATACAACGTAGGCGGTGTGGCAACAGAGTCACGACCTGTACAACAAGGGACACAGAATATCTATCGCGGCGTGGATGTACCCGACGCTGCCAACGAGACGATGGAGTACGATAATCCGCTGGTGAGTGTGATGTGCTTCATGGCTACCCGTCAAACCGATCAGGTCGGAGGCAAGTGGGGCCGATTCCTCGTGTATGACGATACCGACACCGTAGATGTAGGTCAGCAGATACCAGAATCAAAGACCAGCTTCTCGTGGAAGAAGTGCATCGAATTGTTTCATGGTGTCGGGTACAACGGCGGCAACACCAATCCGTTGTTCAAGATCACCAGCAAGCAGGCTTTCGTGCTGTTTGAGGGATATATCTATATCGATTTTAAATGTCAGGGAATGAGTAATCTTAGAAACTACATCTTTCCTTTGCATGAAATGGTGGCGACTTGTAAGTTGAAGGTTGGAAATCAATATTGGAACGGCACGACGTGGACCACGACAGACAGCACATTTACTTTGTGGTACAATAATGACGGTGCGAAGAACAACCGCAGCAGTTATGGCGGTTATCAGGCTCCGCAATGGAACGGCTTCGGCGTACCCATCTCAGCCAATATGCAAGGAATATTGGAGTTTTCTGTTATGGATGTACCGAATTGGTACTACATAACAGTAACACGTTATGATGTCAATGGCTTCCTTCCGATGTTCGACCTGAAGATAGGATTTGTGCGTATCAAAGACGAGGACGAGAATGACGGCAATGAGTATATCGAACAAGGCGGTCGGTTCAAAGAACAATATAACGTCGATTTAATCTTTGCCAGTGATGTTTCACATGGGACGCATGTCATCCGTAAGATGGCTGCCGGTTATGGATATATCCTTAACCCAGGCAACAATCCTGTTGAGAAAATCAAGTCTGTTGATAATCAGGATGTCATTGCTGAGCAGGATTTGGCGCAGGTCGTTGCTAAGTACGGAGAGACCACGCACCGACTTGACACGGTAAACCTATGGACTGATTTGCTCGGTAATATAGAGCCGACCGCCATGTCAACAGGACTGGAGACGGGTATGTTCCCGCTCGCTATCAGTCACGACTGGTGGAACGATATAACCACATTGACAATGATACAAGTATGAGCGTAAAACTATCCAGAGACAAAATCAAACGCATGGTTGATACGGATGCTCCACAGAAGAGTGTCCGTGTCAGCAATAGTGGCAGTGGTGGCGGCTCTGGTAGTGGCGGTGGTGGCGGCGAGAGTGTCAACTGGTGGCGGTATTCACCCAGCGAAGACACCATCACGTTCCTGAAGCGTATCGCCAGTGGTGTGTTTGACCGCCTACGCATCACGACCAAACTCATCTTCGGTAACTCTGACGATGCAGATACCTACGTTACAGGTATTGCCGACGACAATACCGCAGAGACTTCTACACACGACATCGTAACCCCGAACTATGGCAAGGAGAAGTACCTGAGCCGTGAGCATGACGACGTGGCGCAGGGTTGGATCACTATTCTGGAAGGTATTCGTACCTTGGAGACTTTTCTTGAAGGTGCTGCGACGGGTGGTGCTTTGTTCACCGATTCCGAGAATCGTGCGCAACTGGTGGCTGATGTCGCCAAGATTCGTGATAAGGTGCTCGGTTCGCTGACCATTGAAGATGCGCTCAGCGTTCTCGGTGCGCTCAACGTCCATAATTCATCATCACAAGGCAATACCTTCGCTGACGGTACGACCATCTCCAACTATATCGCCAAACTCAATGGCAATGCCCGTATTGATGAAACGCTGGTTGCCTTGGCAGGTATGTATGTGAACGTCGTTAAGTCGATGAACTATAACGGCGACGGTCCGTTCGACGCGGGATGGATGATGACCAATAATAAGAACGGACATTCCTATCTCGTCATCGATGAACTCTTCGTGAGGATGAAGGCTATCTTCACGGAGTTGGAGATTCGCAAGATTAGTTATGCCGGTGGCAATATCGTCTTCTCACGTGCAGGCAGTAAGATTGTTGCCGTCAAGAACATCACCAAACAGATAGCCGTTGCCGTTGTCGGTACGGTGGCCACCATCACGGGACCTGTCAGCGTGTCAGGTCAGGTGTTGAACATCGAGGGCGGTGTGACGGTCAGCGGCAAGGTCGCAACACTCACGGACAATCCTGTCACATACGCCTACCGCTGCTACGCCATGAAGGATGACGGTACGACAGCCACAGAGAATTGGTGGAGAGTAAACGACCAGGCACGCTGTCAGACGTTCAACGTCATCGAACCAGGACATTATGAGAACGCAGAGAACACTTTCTATTGGCGTAGGGTTGTGAATGTCGGCTACGAGAAGGTGGCACTGACCGAGGGACAAACCGAAGAGAACTACGACTATGTTGACCTTTCCATCGCTGACTGCGCAAGCGGTAGCGGTGCACCAAAAGCAGGCGACAGCATCGTACAGATGGGTAACAGAACCGACACCGACCGCATGGGCTTCATATCTCTGGAGGTCAGTGGAGATGACGCTCCCGCCATCAAGGTATATAAGAACGTCAACGGCTATACGCTTACCAATAAGCGCAAGATATGTATCTCACCGAAGTACACCGAACTGCACTTGCAGAAGATGGTCATCGAGACTGAATACGATGCACAGCCCGTCGCAATGGAGCGTGGTCCGTGGGATGAGATACCGGGACACCGTTGCTACTATTTCAATGTGGTGCAACACAACGGCTCGTCATGGCTGTGTATCTATCCTGAAGAGGGTATCGGTGGCGTGATGTACACCACCGAGGAACCCAGCGAGACCGCTACCTATTGGCAATACTATGCCAAGGCAGGTAAGGACGGCAAGGATGGTAAATCATTCAATATCCAAGGCACGGTGAATAGTACCAGTGAGTTGCCGCAGACAGGTGAAGAAGGTCAGGCGTGGATCGTGAAGATTAACGATGTCGGTCATCTTTACGTTTGGGACACCACCAGCAATACCTGGAAGGATTCCGGACAAATACAGGGTGACCCTGGACGTGGCATTCAGTCCGTTACTATTTCATACGGCAATTCTGACAGCCCATCGACATTGCCTGCCACATGGGGAAGTACTCCGTCACCAGAGCAGGGCAAGTATCTATGGACGCGCACCATCCTGAACTATACCGACGGAACTGAGAGCGAACCATCATACAGCGTATCATATAATGGCACGGACGGCACCAGTCCGATCATGATTGCCGTTGATAACCCCATAATGAGCGTTGCCTGTGACAAGGACGGTCATGCACTTGCAGCCTTCTCAAAGACGGTAGTAGTATCTATATATGATGGCAATGAAGCAGTAGGTCTTACTGCAATTAACTGCACAACCGCAACGGGTATTGCCATACAGAACAAGTCTATACAGAACCGGTCCTTCAAGATAGTCATTGCGCAAGGTGCATATATAGACCAGGCAAACAACCTCACCGCCAGCGCATCTGCTGTTATTGATGGAGAGACATTCACGAGGACGATACCTATTACTGTCAACGGTATCCGTCAGGGATATGACGGAATGCCGGCATCGAAGGTCGAACTGTCAGACTACATGGTGGATATTGAGGTTGACGAGAACGGCAATGCAACGCAAGCATTCAGTGAGGAAATCAGTTACAAGATATTAGCAGGTAATAGTTTTCTATATCCTGTCAGCGTTTCTGTCGGTACTCATGCCAACGTGACTGTTCCTTCTTATTATTATATTTCGCCGACTCGTCACGGTGTGATGAGTATCAGTGGTAACGTGGCTACCATCAACGGGGTGTCAAGTGTAAGTGGTTCCGTAGCAACGCTTCCTTCAACCGTTGTCAGACTTCCACACATATTTATAAAAGCGTCGAAGGGTGGAAGTGTCACTGAAGGCAATGTCAGTATCAATATAACAGGACTCGATTCGGCTGGCAGGTCGTACTCCGCCGGTAACTATTTCGCTGTAGTCCGCAACTATTACGCACCTGCATTACAGGTTGTGCTGTCTCCGGAAGTGTTGATATTGACGCAGAACGAGCAGACGAAGCAGATAGACCTGTCAACGGCATACACGGACATCGTGATGCGAATCGGTGGCACCAACATCACCAGCGGACTCGGTATCACTGCGGAAGTCTCACAGGTTGAAGACCGCCCGACGTGTAGTGCGTCTGTCAACGGTAACCGTGTGTCTATAACAGCCATCAACACAACGGCAACAGGCAGCGGTGTGTATTTCGACAAGGGCTATATCGACATCCACGTCAGCTATCAAGGCAATGTATATACACAACGGTTCTCGTTCTATTGCAACCTACTTGGGACGTGGAAAGAAACCGTGGAGAACGACACCAAGACAGCCATCGCCCAGAGTACGCTTTATGAATTTACTGGAGATCCCAGTTTTATTCAGTCAACACAGAAGTTGGGTGAGTTTATCGCATCATCTTCCAAGTACGAAACAAAACTCACACAGAAGGTAATTGATTCGGAAGGCAACGTCATCACTACATCAGGCTCACTGTATCAGCAGACTGCCACAGGTATCATTCAGAGAGTTGGTGATGCTGGTATCACCATCAATCAAAACAGTGTGACACTTGCAGCCTCTAAGATATATATCAACAATGGCTCGCAGACTGCTGCCATGTTTGAAAATGGCAAAATCAAGGGCCAATACTTGCAAGTAGGTGGATTCACTATCAATTCGACGCAGATTAAATCTGATAATGATAAGATTGTTCTTAATAAGGTCGGTACGGCAACTATCGGTAAGATGTCTGTTGACGCCAACGGCAATATCACTGCAACAGACGTTGACCTGACTGGAAAGATTACGGCCACAAGTGGAGAGATTGGTGGATTTACCATTGGTTCTAACCTGCTTTACAACAATAATTATGCAGCGAGTATTTCCGTCAAAAACAATGCAAGCAATCCTACGCAGGTAGTCGTTATCGGTAAAGATGCTGTGGATGCCTATACAGGTTCTTCCTTCAAATGCTCGATGCAAGCGGAGGCAATAGGTACAGGAACTTATAACACGGCTCTATATCTTAATGCACAGAACGGATCATATAACTATGCTTTTCATGGTAATGGTAACGGTGTTTTAAACGGCTTCATTGCAGGCTTCCGTCCGCAGATAATAACAATACCTTCTGGAAGTAGTGATACCAATTCTTCAAGAATCTTTATAAGAGAAGGCAATTTCGTGGTTATCAAAGGCTCTCATACATCAGGACACGTCTTTGTTGGAATGCCTACTTTGACTGAGATACGAAGAACTCTCGGTATTGATTCGAGTACACCGTTCTTCTTTGAGTTGAATGTCATTTCCTACTCTACCTATGAATATGTCAATCTCGCTTTTAGAGGCGCATCAGGACAGTCAGGAAGCGAATATCCGGTTCTTATGGGTTATGATGATAGACCTTTTCCAGACGGAATAGGTACAAGAACTTCTTGGCAGATAGCACAAGGAGACTATTTCAAGATACTTCTCACTTATATACAGAACACAAGCGGTACACTTGAATATCGCGCTTATGTATTACAGAATTTGAATTAAATACAAGATAAACGACTATGGTAAAAATTAATTTTGAATCACTGCGAGTCTTCAAAGACATTGAACACAAGGTCGCTGAAGTAATAAACATTAAAATGTCTGTTGCAAACACATTGTATGAACACGGACAAGGAATAGCCTTCCATGCGCTCGCACTGAAGATATATAATTCAGAAGGTGAGATGGAATACACCGATGATGAGTACGACCTTATCATGGCCTATGCCAACCAGATGTGTAAACCTTGCATCATTGATGCTCTCATAAGTTGCAAGCCACAAGAAGAGAAAAAAGAGGAATAGGGTATGAAGAAGAAAGTAGTCATCACCGCATACTATATCTCTGTCATGGGACAGATGATAGAGGAGAGAATAGAGAAGGACGACATAGCATCCGCAAAAGATTACGTTGAACAGAATATGTCTGCACTCACAAAGCCGAAATATGACATGAGCTCAACGGAAAAAGAAGAGGAAGGCAAGCAGTATGACGTGACACGTCTAACTATCTTCAACTTTTCGCATCTTGACATCGTGGACTATATCGACGGTCACGAGATAGAGGAAGGAACCGAAATTATTAACAATGAAAAATAAAGAAAGGGTAAAACTATGGCAGTAGTAAATCAATTAAACCTGAATGTTGGGACCGAGCAGAATCCTAACTTCGTTCTGCATGACATCAACGACAAGCGCATCTCATCCACAGCAGTCACCACAGCGACACATATCCTTACATGTAACTCTGGAGTAAGCTCAATCGCACCCATCACCGCAGCTAACCTCGCATCAGTTCTGGGCGTACAGAATAATTTTGGATGGAGTGTACTTTTGGCACCGACGGCAAAATCTTATTATAAGATTACTGAAACGGGCGCAAGAAGATATCTTTATCATATCTTCGGGTCAGGAAGTGTGGCGACAACGTGTATAGACCTAAAGGTAGCTTTCAACAACGCTGATTTTTGCAGAGCCTTCGCAGGGGACCTTCATACACAAAACACCACAAGTATTGCTCTCGCTTTCAAGTCCGGTTCTTTGTATATAACGGTGGGTGGATATAGCGCCGTCAGGATTCTAATGGCTAATGTTAAAAACATAGAGCAAGTAAGTTCCGTACCTTCAGATGCTACGCCTATCAGTTGGTAAAGTACTTTTAACCAATTGTTACCCATGGTTTCCATCCATTGATGCCACTGAATCTAAGGTAAAAATGTTTTTCCTTGTTCGCCGTGGTATCAACATATAATTGCACTCCAAGCGTCCGGTACCCAGACCAAAATGATATTACAATTGAATAATTCGAAGTCCCTTCTGGTTTATTGCTCGGGACCGTTGATAAATATAAATGAAGATGGACACCTATATTATTAATATTGTTTAAATCTGAAACACTGTCAATATGTACTACAGCTCCGCCCAGAACCTTCACTCTTATATAGAGGTCCAAGAGCTCCAAGAGCCTTCGCTTGACTGAGATCTATACATAATGCCAATCAAGTGTCCAAAAGCGATTTGGACACCGTATTTCTCGCGGTCTGATGCAACATTAAAAGGACTGATATACCATAGCATGAAAGCAGTAGAACCTGGTCTATGGCTAATTGACTGGGCTGTTGTAGCATTAGGTGCTCGGTATGCCCCTGGTGTAGTATAGTTATTTAGATCAGCGTTCTCTGGTATTTTCTCTGCTCCATTGCCAAACATTGCTGTTGTTACGCCCAGGAATAATATCTATCCAATGTTCATTTCATTGTAATTTGATATATCTTCAGTTGACAATGTAACTGATTTGTTAAAATTTTCTGTTACAGAAAAAGCAACAGCAGCTATTTTATATGATACTGCGATGTTTGAAACAAGAAAAATTTTCGTTAAGCCCGATGTATCTTTTTTGTAATATAAATGCAGATCAGATGTCCCCATGATGTTACGTGCGCTATAGATAATATTTACACTTGCGCCACCAGTATGAAAAAAAAGTTCAACACTCCTTTCTATTTTTGTAGTTGCCGATAACCTATACAGCATAATATTGCACCATAGACAGAAATTGGTCTTGGTAGCCTGTCCAAGAAATACTTTTAAAGTGTCAGAAGCGCTTTCAACATCTCCTGATATTCTATAGGAATTATAATTACCTGCTACGCCCAGAACTGATACTATAATTCTTAAAACATCATAAAAAACAGGCTACCAAAGAACAACGATGGAAGTTTATTTTGTATATTTGCACTCGACGGATAGCCGGAAGTCATGAGCCGTGCGAAGAGGTAAGCAAACAGCCCTGCCGTCGTTTTAAATCTGTTTGCATGACTTTTAAAATGTTTGCATTATGTTACAAAAGATTGTTTATGACGTGATTTTCAATCCGTCAAAGAAGTACAGCCGTACAGGTGACGGCATGATTGTTGTTCGCGCCAGCCAAGGTCGCAAGTCTGTGGATATTCCCACTAACATCTTCTGTGAGTCCCGCCAGTTCTCTGAAGGTTACATTAATTCACTTCATCCTCAGTATGATGGTCTGAATGCCATGCTGAACCAAATCATCCTCGACATCCAAGCAACGGAAATTGAAGCATTCAAGAAAGACATCAATATGACCGTGCAGCGACTTTATTCGATGTACGTCGAAGCACTCAGTACATCTGTGCCTTTGGAGCAATTTGCCGAGAATGTGCTGAAATATTCATCCAACCGCAAAGAGATAACCAAACGCTCCTATCGTGATGTGGTGCGGAACGTCTGCGAGTTCTCTCCAGGCATTTCGATGGATGATATGGACCTTCAATGGATCAAGAAGTACGAACAATGGATGTATGCCAGAGGCAATTCAGACTCTACCGTATGGGGACGTTTGAAGGTAGTACGTGCGCTGTTTAATGAAGCCATCAAGCGCGACCTGCTGAAACCGTGGCAGACTCCATTCCGCATCTATGAGATACCCGAACTGCGCTATCGTACCGATGTACTACGGTTTGCAGAGATGGAAGACCTGCTGAAATATAAGTTTGAGGACAAGAAGTTAGCCAAGGCGCGTGACTTCTTTCTTTTTTCATGCTATACTGGACTGAGATACGGCGATATGATACGGCTGACATCAGGACACATCCGACAGGTGGGCGAAGAGACATGGTTGACCATTCAGACATCGAAGACGGGAAAGTTGGTGCAGATACCATTGACCATCATCTTCTATGGTCGTGCGATGGAGATACTAAAGAGGCATAGAAAAATAGAAAACCTCGTGGAGCCTTTCAAATGTAACACCACCATCAATCGAGGCATTCACGACCTCTTTGCACTCTGTAAGATTGGCGGTAGTCAGCGCATTACCGTACACACCGCACGGCGGTCATGTATCACAGGACTTGCAGACTTTGGTGTGAACGTGTACGTGATCCAAAAAGTAGTAGGTCATGCCCGCATCACCACCACACAGAAATACATCCAACTATCAACCGCCACCATTGAAGCCGATTTGAGGAAAGCGTTCCCAAAAGACAGACCAATCATCATACCTGAAGCCGTACCACTGCCACCAGAGATTGACTTCTGCGAGGCAGAGGAAATAAAGTAAACCTGTAACCAACCCTATAAGCGGGAGCGACTCACCATCGTTCCCGCTTTTTTATATGGGAAAATCTGCGATTAAGCGAGAGCAGATTATCCTTGGTAAACCCAAAACGCTTTTATCGTGGAATTGAAAAGAAACGATAAAAACGAGAATCATGAAATGGTTAGAACTTGACGAAATCAAGCAGCAACTCCGTATTGAGCCTGACTATCACGACGAGGATAGCCTGCTGGAGCGATACGGTGATAGTGCGGAATCTGCGATACTGAACATCACGGGACGGACTTATGAAGAGTTGGTGGCTATGAATCCTCTCGGAGAGAATAAGATTCCTGCCGACATCTGGGAGGCGACGGTTATGCTGGTGAATATGAGTTACGAGCACCGCAGTCCCGTGTCGATGCAGAACCTGTATAGTAACCCTGCTTTTGACATGAAGATAAAGCCGTACATCCGACTTGCAAACAAAAACGAATGACTATGGCAACAGGATTCAACAGCGGTATGCGCAACCACCGTGTGACGATACTCAATAAGGTATCACCAGCGGAGAAGGCTTTCGGAGAGAAGACGGGCTATCGAAGAGAAGGCTCGCTCAACTCTTCGTATGAGTTCAACAAGGGCACCAAGGCACTCCGAGAGGGTGCGCTTGATGCCTACGACTCCGTGGTCTTTCGCCTGAACTTCAGCGGCAACGTGGCTAAAAAGATCACCCGCGAGAGTCTGATCGAGATGCACGGAAAGATTTATCAGATTCAGAGTCTCAATGCCGACTACCACGACAACAAAATCATCATCCGTGCCACGGAGATGACGACACAAGTGAACATTGTGCCGGAGCCTTATAGCGACGGCAGGATTGGAGGTGGTAGCCAGAGTAGTCACGAAATAGGAGGCTAAAAACTAAACCCAGAAGATATGAGAAAGACAGTAGCGATTATTCATTTTAACACGCCCGAACTGACGGAGGCAGGCATCAGGAGTCTGCGGAAGCATGGGGGTGAAGATTACAGGGTTGTCGTTTTTGACAACTCTGCGACATTGACATTGCCGGACGGCAAGGTGATTCAGGCACGGCCATTCACGAAGAAGTTGGATGGTGTGGAGGTCATCGACAACACGCTGGGACAGGTCATCGACTTCGACAAGTTTCTGGCTGAGTACCCTGACCGCAATCCAAGTGTCGGCATATATCAGTCCTCTGTATGGGGCAGTGCCAAGCACATCGTGACGGTGCAGAAACTTTGGGAATTGCTGCCGGAGGGCTTCGTGCTGATGGAAAGCGACATTCTGCTGAAGAAACCCATCGACGAATTCTTCCGTGAGGAGTATTCGTTTGCCGGCTTCGTGCAGAAGCACCAGAAGGGCAATCCGTTCGACGTGCCACGCATCATGCCGATGCTCTGTTGGATGAACGTGCCGATGCTGACACGCGAAGGCGCAAGATACTTTGACCCAGACCGCTGCTGGGGATTGAAGGCCGACCGCAACGACCGAGGCAACTGGATGGATACTGGTGCCTGTCTGCTCGACGAGGTGCTGAAGAAACGCCCGCGACTGAAAGGCTTGCATGTGGATATTCGGCTCTTCGTGGAGCACTACGGCGGTGGCTCTTGGAAGCAGGACAACCTGAAATATCAGATGGATTGGATCAACCGCAACCGCCATCTGTGGGCCGTGAGCAACAGCGACCGAATAGACGTGCAGAAGAAGATAGAGCCAAAGGATGTTGCCCTGTGTGCCATCGTCCGCTGTGAGAACAAATATCTGCGTGAGTGGGTGGCTCATCACCTGAGCCTTGGTGTGAAGAAAATCTTTATCTGCGACAATTCTTATGGCGACGAGGAACGGCCGACGGCGGTACTTGGCGACTACATCGAGAAAGGATTGGTG